TCGACTGTATCATCGTTGATTAGACGGAATTCCCGCCCATGAATGACAAGCTTTGAGCCCGAATGTGGTCGGATCAAAACAAAATCACCCTTCTTGCACCAAGGACCGGTTGGGAACTTAGCTTTATTGGCATAACAATCAGGTCCCATATCGACAACAAACAGAACCGTAGTGAGGATCTCTTCGTTTCGCATGGTTTCATCGGCCTTTATTAGACCGCTTTCATACTCTGACTCTGCTTCTGGTATAGCGCATAGGATGTGGTATCCAGATGGCTTGGGTAGTTGACTTGCTTTTTCCTCAGCGGTAGCTTCGGGTCGGTACATACCTACTACTTGCGGGTTATTAGGGTTTGAGCCAATAAGGATTTCACTCATCCGAGTTCTCCATGCGGGTTTTGAGGTCAAGGGCATATCCCCGTGCGATGGTAAGACCTCGAATCTCACCGCACAGTCGTTTGTACTCTTCATACGAAGTAGCGTTACCACTACTTATGTAATCTGCGAGTTGGGTAATCTTTTCGTTTACATCTTTGACAAGTACATCAAACACGTCCATTACTCACCTTTTGTCGGTTGATTATTGCGCTGGGCTTGCATAGCTTGTACTTCTAACTGTTTTTGTTTAATTGCTGAATCTAAGCCAATCCGAATACCATCAGTACGTTGTTGCGTATCAGAGTTATTCTTATCCTGTTCAGCTTTGAGTCCAATACGAACTCCTTCTGTCTGAGCTTGGCTTTGGATGCGTTCACGCTCAATATTTAACTGCTCTTGCTTGAGCTGGGCATCCGTTACATCTTTAGCTTTCTTGCGTTCAAGCTCGCCCTGTTTAAGTTGCAACTCTTGTTGCTGCATCTGCACAATCGGATCTTGAGCTTGCTGTTGTGCCTGTTGTTGCTGAGCTTCCTGTTGGTTAGCCTGAAGTAATTGCTGAGCTGCTTGCGCTAGCAACGGTGCTAATCTAGCCTCAACTTCTGGGCTCATGTTAATGTCTTCCCCAGCATCATCTTTCTGAGCTGGCAAGTTCATACCCAATTGTTGTTCGATCTGGCGGCGATACTCCATACCCAAATGCTCGTTAATATGATTCATCATTCCTGCTTGAATCTGCGGAGCTGTTGGATTATTTTGTAAGAGCTGCATGATTTTTGGATCTTGCATAGCAGACATGTGCACCGTGATATGTGCCTTATGGTCTTGGTACAAGAACGCCTTGACCGGCTTCATCATCAGGATGTTCTGATTCTCGCTAACAGGATCTGTGGGCTTCTGATCGTCATCCATAGGGATCAGCTTTTGCACTTCCTTAATACCCAACACATCTAACATCTGACGATGTAGCAAGGGCATGTTGTACATCTGGGGTGCGCCCTGAGCCAACTGCAACACAGCCTGATACTGAACAATCTTTTGCGCCATTGTGCTGGCATTAGGATCGCTAACAGGTACTACGTCTACATTATCGTAATCAGATTTTTTAGCCTTACGATCACCTGCTACTGGGTCGTAGTTGTAATCCTCTGGCGTATAGTCGGCAATGATCTTCTTAAGTAGCCCTAACTCGCGTTTCATAGAGTAATGAACACGGGCTTGAACTGCCGACATAACCTTAAGCGTACGCTCTAGAATAGCTAGTGTCGTACCCACTGGGGAGTTAGCAGACATGTCACTAATCTGAAGATCAGCGGTATTAGCAAACCTGCGACCATCCTCAACAATCTGGTTCATCAAAGCTAGCAATACTTGGCTAGGTTCTTTGTATGGTAGTGGTAGGAGGTTTTCTTTAAGCGTGCCACTTGGTACATCTGCATCACGGAACTCGCCCGGTGAGATAGGCGTATCGTCACCCTTAATACGCATACCACGAGTTTTAAACCCACCCGGTAAGTTACTTAGAGTACCAGCATCAACAAGCTGACGAATAAGAGAAGTGCCAGACTTAGCAAAAGCACCAACAAGATGAATGAGGCCAAAGTAATAAAACCCAAAGCCCGGAACGTAGCCGTAGTGAACCAAATGCTGGCGTTTCTGATGCGTGTCATCATCTGGCTCCCAGTTTCGTCGAATCGCAAGGATTGTATTGCTGCCTTGTTCAAGCGTAACGATGTAAGGTAACGCAATTCCTGTAGCTTCGCCATCTTCCTCATGCTCGTACCCCTCTAGATCTAGGTTAACTTGCATCTCAAGAAGTTTGTATCGCGCATCTGAAGTAGCTCTAAACCCCAGCTTTTCAGCAATCTTCTTTTCAACTTCATCAAGAACATTATTTGGCTCACCTAGATCCACATCACAGTAGAACCCGCCAACCTGAAGTTTACGAATTTCGTTTTCTGTCTTACGCATAACGTGCGTAACACGCTCCGCTGTCTCAATATTAGACGCACCATACGGCACCACAATATCTTCTGCGGGTACAAATATAGACACCTGACGGTCAATCGCGGGGTCAAAATACACTTTCTTAAACGCATTACCCGACAGACCCAAGCCCCATAACATGCGCTCATGCTCAGGACGGTATTCCTGCATCACGTCCATAAGCTGGTAGTTCATGTCGTCTTGGACACGTACTGCGGCGTTCTTTTTCTCTAGCGTTTCTTTGCCAATGATCTGCGTCTTAACAGGGCCTGCAGCGGGGAACGTACTCATCATCGTTTCGGCTTGGAACTTCACAAGCGCTTCTGCTAGCAGTGGATGGTACACACCACACGCACCGGGCCAAGGCTCAGTACGCTCTTCAATCTTTAACCCAAGCAACTCAAGACCATCAACGTAAGTCTGCAACCAATCTTTTCTAGAGGCAACGTCGTCCTCGTAGTCAGACGTAAGCTCACTGGCTAAACTCTGCAAGAGCGTGTCATCCATCTCTTCTGCTAAGTTTGTATTAAAATCATCTTCCGCTTCCTCTTGGGTAAACTCAAGAATAGGCTTGCCATCTAGACCAATCGTTACCGACTCAGGATCTTCAATCTCAATCTCTAGCTCAGGTGTTGAGTTGTTCATCTCATCTAGAGCATCTAAACCTTGTGGGGCTTCGTACAAGCTTTTATCAATTGCCATTTTTATTCCTTAGTAGTACGCAGCTTTCTTGCGATATGAATATAGATGATCTTCTTCCGGTTCATCACTTGGGAGACGAATAAAACCACCTTGCCTGAACCGCATTAAAGCTAAAGTCGTAGAGTCAACGAGGTCATCATTGGCCCCGCTTGGAAAATCATTACATTCTTCTATTACTTCTTTTGCCCACCGTCTGTCTGGTGCCCAAACTATACCTGATGAAAACAAATCTGAGACAGCATTCACACGACTAATTTTATCCTGTCCTTTACCCGGTGTGAACTCCCCGAGCGGAACGCCCATACGTCGTAGTTCTTGGTACAGCGCGGCTCCGTTAGATTTCTTCTCAACAATAAAGGAATCAGGCTCCCATTCTTTGTACTCTTCTAGTACAAGTTTCTTTAACTCTGGGAACTCAAGCCGCTTTTTTATGGAATTGAGCAAAATAATATTGAAGTTGTTAGTTTCTTCGTTAAAAAACACGCCCCATACTGTTAAGGCGTTATAGTCGGCTCTATTATTAGTTTCTTGGGCAGCATCTAGCGCCATAATAGTAAATTCGCAGTGCGGTGGGTCTTCTTTTTCCCATATATTCCACCACTCTCTCTTAATTAGCGCCCCTTCTTGCGAAGTAGGTTTCTGCATATACTGCGCGTTCCAATACCTAATGTCTAGTGCAGCTTTCTTAGATAATAACTCTTCTACATCCCAAAACTCAGGCCATAACGCCTCGCCGTTGTCATTAATAGCGGGGAACTCAACTACCTCCCACTTATCAACACCGTCGTTGCGGTCCATCTGAGTAACAATCTGTCCAGTTAAGTCAAGTTTCGACCATCGTGTCATCACAACTATGATTGCCCCACCCGGCATAAGACGCTGTAGAGGGCCAGACTGAAACCACTCCCAAGCAGGAAGAAAAACGTCTGATCTACCAGTCTTTGCCTCCTGCTCCGAGTGAGGGTCATCAATAATAAATAGGTCAGCACCGCGCCCAGCAAGAGCACCTCCAACACCGATAGCAAAATATTCACCGTTAAAGTTTGTCCCCCAGCGTGATGCTGATTTAGAGTCGGATTGCAGTTCAATTTGCGGAAAGATATCCCTATATGCCTCAGAACCTACTAAGTTTCGCACCCGACGACCAAAGTTAATCGCCAAATCAGCGGTGTGAGAGGCCATAATAATTTTTTTCTGCGGGTATTTACCCAGAAACCACGCCGGAGCGAGGTAGGATATTAACTCTGACTTTCCATGACGCGGTGCAATATTAACTATGACGCGTTTCTTTTTGCCTGCAGCGATATCTTCAAATATCTGGGCTAACTGTAGGTGGTGCGGACCAACTTTATACCCCGGATACACATGATGTATGAAGTCTAAAAAGTTATCTTTACCTAAAGTTTGTATTAGTTGACCTTCGTAGGTCTTAATTAGCTGCAATACCCTACGTTTTTGCTTATCAGGCATTGTCGGCAGTGCTATGCGCAAGCGCATTAGGTCTTCAGGAGTCAGTTTTATTGGTGTAGTCATTTTTCTCGGGTGCCAAACACTATCTCACGAGCCTCTACGTCAATGACTTTACCCTCTATATTAGATAGAGTATCTAATAGTTCTTTCTCAACCTCTTCAATGCTCTGGTGTTTGACTGTCATCTCAGTGCGCTTTTTAAACGCATCAACACCATCTACCTCACCTAGCTTAGATAGAGCCGCTACTCTAGTTTTCGCATCTCTTGCGTTCTCGACCTCATTGACTAGCTTATTGACAACGTACATCTTCAAATCAGCAAGATCATCAACAATAGATACATTCATCTGCGCGACCATACCCGCCAAGAATGCAAGGGTCTCGTTCGGGTATTTAGCAAAATTGGGCCGCTGACGGGGGTTCTCAATCATTTCTCTAGCTAAATAAGTAGCTTGATCTACATCATCTTGTGTAGGAGTGAGTGGTTGACCCGTCATATCAGAAAATAATTTAACGACGTTGACCCGCATGTTTAACTCTTCTGCGGGCGACAACTCTGGGAACGCATCAGCGGCGTTCTTGGGTAGAGGGATGTCCTCTTCTATTTCAGGTACGTACTCAGTCATGTCTGCTCATTTGGGTGCAGTTACGTAGAGTATAGCTTTATTTTATAAATAAGCAAGTGGGTTTTGATAAAGCACAATTTTCATTAGACAACAAAACGCAGGACGAAGAGTGCAGGTGCGTGCCAGAACCTTTGGAGCAACGTCCTTTGTAATATCAGGCGGCTAAGACCTGACCCCACGGAAATATTATGGCACATACAAGCAAACATAAATACAAGTTTGGGATGTGGATATGTTAAAAATAAAAATAGAACTTAAGATTGACTTAGCCAAGTTATTGAAGATTTTTGCAAAATATTTTTTTATGTAGCCCGTTTATTTTGTATGGGGGTGTTTTCAAAAAACGTAAAGTGATTTGAGCTTGTCTTAGAGTAATACAGAGTGGGACTCCTACTCGGGAATTTGGGGGGTGGGGGTCGCGCTATATCCCCTGAAACTTTACTTATGGGGTAGATATCAGCTATAAGTAATACATGCCAAGCAATCACGCTCGGTTACTAGGAGAGTGAGATGAAATTAGTCTACGAAGGTACGCAGTCTGAAGTTCTGGTTGGTGATGTTGTTCATGTTGATAACACACCCTACATCATCATGGGTATCACTGAGCCACATAAGCCAGCTAGCACGGGACATGTGTGGTGCCAGAGTATGTGTGAACGCAAGTACTCATCTGAGTGGTTCCCCGGTGTAGTCAAAGCCAAATGGATTGATTGCACTGATCAGTAAGTAGATAGTATGGAGGGAGCTTCGGCTCCCTTCTTTTGCGCCTCTTGATGCCA